AAGAGCTATGCCTAACTTAAAGGCATACGATGTTTGGGGAGTGCAACCAAAGTCAGGTCCCACTGGCTTTAGCTTTGCGATGAAGTCAATGTACAAAACTACAAGAGGCGGTGCAACAACCGGAGATGAAGCACTTTATAACGAAGCAATTACACCTTTCTCAGGTGACTCTTCAGCATCACAAGGAACAGCTGGTCCATCTGGTTTAACAGGTAAAGACCCATTAGCTGGTGATGTATCAGGTGACTCATCAATTGACTCTGAAAGAGCAACTGACGGTTTCGGCGGTGGTATGACTACAGCCAATGCTGAAGGTTTAGGTACTTCAGGTCAAGGTCCAAATACAGCATTTGCTGAAATGGGATTCTCAATCGAGAAGTCAACAGTGACCGCAAAGTCAAGAGCTCTTAAAGCTGAATACAGCTTAGAACTTGCTCAAGATCTTAAAGCTATTCATGGCTTAGATGCTGAGACAGAATTGGCAAATATCTTGTCAACTGAAATCTTAGCTGAGATCAACAGAGAAGTTGTAAGAACTGTAAACTCACAAGCTAAAACTGGAGCACTTCAAGCAAATACAGCCATCAATGGTATCTTCAACGTACAGACAGATGCAGATGGTAGATGGTCAGTAGAAAAGTTCAAAGGACTTATTCTTCAGATCGAAAGAGAAGCTAACGTAATTGCAAAAGAAACACGTAGAGGTAAAGGTAACTTTATCATCTGCTCATCTGATACAGCATCTGCATTAGCTGCTTCAGGTATGTTAGACTACACACCTGCAATGTCAACTAACTTACAGGTAGATGACACAGGTAATACATTCGCCGGTACATTAAACGGTAGAATGAGAGTCTACATCGACCCATATTCAACTACAGACTACATTACAGTAGGATATAAAGGTACAAATCCATATGATGCCGGTGTATTCTATTGCCCATATGTACCACTAACAATGGTCAGAGCTGTAGCTGAAGATTCATTCCAGCCAAAAATTGGTTTCAAAACCAGATATGGAATGGTCTCTAACCCATTCGTAGGTAGCACACCTGCAGATGGATTAGCTGCGGTTAAGACTAATCAGTACTACAGAATATTCAGAGTAGATAATATTCTTGGTGCCTAATTTTTAGTGCATGATAAAAAGGGGAGCTTCGGCTCCTCTTTTGTCGTATAAATAACAGTATGGAAATATTCATACTAACATTATTCATATTCATGGCATTTGTAGCTTCAGGCATGTCTTTTGGTTTATTATTTAAACCAATCAAAGGTAGTTGTGGCGGAATAAATTGTAGGTGTAAGAATGACACTGACTAATAATTTTAACTATCTACAACCAACAGGTTTTCGGCTTGTTATAGATAGAACTAATTATCCAAATCTAGAATTCTTCGTGCAAGACTTTACGCATGCTGGTGTTATTATGAACACTGCAGATTTACAATACAAAAAACTTGCAGCAATACCTTTCATCGGAGATAAGTTAACTTACAATGAAATGTTGGCTAATATTATATTAGATGAAGATATGAAAGCATATACTGAAATGCATGATTGGATGAGAAGAATACTAGATCAGGATATGACGACTCCGGTAGATAGATTCAAAGCAAAAACAGAAAAGCCCCCGGCACAATCTGATATTACTTTATCTATACTATCGAGTTCTAATAATCCAGTTGTACGAATAAAATATAAAGATTGTATACCCGTTGCATTGACTGATATTCAATTTCAATCAACTGCTGGTGGAGAATCATTTATAACATTCGGAGCATCATTTAGATTTACATACTTTGACATTTTGATAAAGAATAAAACAACCGGATCTTTTACTGAATCGTTTTCAGTAGCAGGTAAGTTAACAGGTTAATATATATTATTGGAGACATAATGATTGATTTGAAACAAGTCCACGATATGTGGCAAAAAGATTGTATTATTGATAACGCTAGATTAGATGAAACATCTAGACACACCCCATCACTACATTCAAAATATTTACAATATTGGTCAACAGCAAAGCTTGAATTGAAACGCGCTGAATTTGAACAAAAGAAAATATTAAAAGAAAAGTGGTTATACTACAATGGTAAGATGGATCAGAAAACTTTAGAAAGCAAAGGATGGAATCCTGATCCTTTCGATGGTTTAAAGATACTAAAAGGTGAAATGGATTATTATTATGAAAGCGATCCAGAAATACAAAAATCAGAAGAAAAAATACAATATTGGAAAACAACAATTGATACACTAACGGAGATTATAGATAATTTAAAATGGCGACACCAAACTATATCGAACATAATCAAATGGAAACAATTCGAGTCAGGAAACTAAATCATTCAATCATACATTTAGAGTGTGATAGAAGTGTTGGAGCAGAATTAAGAGAATTCTTTTCTTTCTACGTTCCAGGATATAGGTTTATGCCTGCATATCGTAACAGAGTGTGGGATGGAAAGATAAGACTATATAATCAAACTACCGGCCAAATACCAGCAGGTTTATTTCCTCAGATACTTTCATTTGCAGAATCAAGAGAATATGAATTAGAAGTAGAAGAAACAGAATACGGTAATCCTAACGAAGGTAATTCGATTAACGTAGACTTTATGATGAAGTTTATTGAAGCACTTAAACTTCCATTTGACATTAGAGCTTATCAGTTTGATGCCGTATGTCATGGTATACAACATCGTAATGCTATACTACTTTCACCTACAGGTTCAGGTAAATCATTAATTATATACGTATTGATGCGATGGTTACTATCTGCATTTGATAAAAAAAGAAAAGATGTTTTAATAATAGTACCTACAACGTCTTTAGTTGAACAAATGTATAACGATTTTAAAGATTACGGCTATGATGTAGATAGGCATTGTCATAGAATATATTCAGGTAAAGATAAAAACTCATTTAAAAGAGTCATCATAAGTACATGGCAATCAATATATCGTTTTCCTCAAGATTGGTTTGCAAGATTTGGCGCAGTATTCGGTGATGAATGTCATGGATTTAAATCTAAATCATTGACAACTATAATGAATAAATGTACTGAAGCCGAATACAGATTTGGTACTACTGGTACACTAGATGGCGCACTGACACATGAACTTGTGTTACAAGGTTTATTTGGAAAGATACATCGCGTAACTAGCACTAGAGCTCTACAAGATGATGATACACTTGCAAAATTAATGATACGTAGAATAGTTTTACAATATGATGATACTATTAGAAAAAATTTTGGAAAACAAAAATATCAAGATGAAATAAAACACATCATAACATATCAAAGAAGAAATCATTTTATAAGAAAGTTAACGCTTGATTTAAAAGGTAATACATTAGTTTTATATAATTATGTTGAAAAACACGGCAAACCTTTGTATGAAAATATAAAGATGCATGCCGATGAAAAACGCAAGATATTTTTTGTATCAGGTAATACCGCAACCAGTGATAGAGAAGCTATACGTATGATAGTTGAAAAACAAAAAAATTCTATTATAGTTGCATCACTCGGTACATTCAGTACAGGTATAAATATTAGGAATCTACATAATATTGTTTTTGCCTCTCCATCTAAATCACAGATACGAGTTTTACAAAGTATTGGTAGAGGTTTAAGAAAAACAGATAACGGCAAGAACACAACACTTTATGATATTGTAGATGATATAAGCTGGAAGTCAAGAAAGAATTACGGAATATTACATGCAGATCAAAGACTTAGAATCTATGGTAGAGAAAAATTTACACATAAAACTTATAAGGTGCAGCTATGAGCAAAGTAAAACAATTTAAGTTAACTAATAATGATGAAATAGTTTGTGAAGTTCAACAATGGCATGATTCAGAATCAGATGACATCATAATAAAGAAAGCACTAAAGATAGTAAGTATAGAAGATTATTCACGAGGCATAAGATTTTTTGCGCTAAGACCGTGGATGTCATTTCAAGATGATCCAGATTATTTACATTCACTGAATGCAGCGCACGTTATTGTAACCAGTGAACCTACAAAACCGATGTTAAAATATTATAATACATGTTTGAAAGCAATCAGAGGTGATTTAGCTAAAGGACCTTTAAAAAGAAAAGGTGTCTGGGCTAGTTTAGACGAAGTAAACGAACAAACAAAACATTTATCCGATGAAGAAGTAGATGATTGGTTAGATGAAAAATATGGAAGATTTGCACAAGATGATGAAAAATACACCGATTCGGCGGTAAGTAACATAATAAAATTCAAACCTAAAGTTACTGTGCATTAGGGTATATCCCCTCTTCCACAGAT